GAAACTTGCAAGCTTTCCTGTAATACCACTTACCGCAGCACTAGCACCTTGCGCAGCTGATGCAGCACCTGCTAAAGGACTTGCACCACCCATTTTACTGATTGCATTTTGATGCGCTGTCTGACTTGCGATATTAGACCGCAACTGGGCTTGCCGTTGCAACATAGAATTTAGCTTTTGCTCGGCTGCAATTGCTGCATTCCTGTCACTAGCGTTACCAGTCTTTTGCGATATGGCCTGTAGTTTTCTATACTGCGCCTGTTGGTCTTTGATTGCATTAGATAATTTGTTGAGTTCCTGAGATGCTTTTGATACGGAGGAGGATAACCCGCCATCGAGTTTACCTTTAATGGCAATCGCCATTTCTAAGACTTTATTGGCCATTATTTTCTCCCTTTCATTGCTTTATTCTCGCGCTCGATACCATCACTAATGAGCTGAACGTGGACTATGAACTCATCCACGTCTAGCTCTCGAATGAAGTAGTCCATCGATGTGCTAGTGTATTTACTACACGTAATCGCACACTCGGTGAAATACCGTTCTAGGTCTGTTATTTTTCGGAATTGAGCAAAAAATTCTGTACCTCTAAGCAGATTCTAGTGAAGTCGGCAGCCGGAAGGCTATAAATATCATCCACTTTACATCCGCATACAGCAGCTGCTACATGTGCTTGATATGTCATAGATAACGCCGGAACTGTAATAGTTTTATCTTCACCCTTAGCTGCCTTTTCGCATTTAATTAATGTGTAACCGCTAATACCTTCAAATTGTAAGGAATGACCAGCTTTTACTAATTCAATACCCGTTTGTTCATGTGTTTCATTCATAGTGTTATGTTTACTCATTAGTGATTGTCCTTTCTACAGACTAAATACCGAGTGCAGCACGAACATCGCCAAGGAAGTCTGTGCCATCAGAAATAGAATCTTTATAAGCATATTTATCGATTTCACGAACCACTTTGCCATCTTGTTCTAGTTTCAAATATGTAGTTTCAATTGTGTTCGTTGCATCAATAGTATTACCAGATTCATAGGTGCCATTTTCTTTAGATTTAGCACGGCCACGAATAACGGCACGTGTAGGCACGATTACATATTTATCTTTACCACTATCCCAACATTGGATAGCACCACGTACTTCTAAGCGTACGCCACGGCCACCTGTAAGTCGGTGTGTAGTTTCTGTTGGAGTGTTCCATGTAAGTTTAGTTTCCATAGAGGAGTAGTGACCAATAACTGGCGCTTCTACTTCGCCTGCAATACCCACACCTTTTACAGTTTGAGTCATTACAGATTCACTAGGTAATTCCACTTTGGCAACACCTAAACAGTTGTCAGAACCTTCTTCATATACACGAAAGTCATTAAGTACTTCCGGTACTTGATTGATAGATGCCATGATTAATTACCCCTTTCTATACTGTTTGAAATAGCGTTTTGAAATAAGACACATCGTATTCAGAAATGCTTTCAATTTCTTGCGCTGGAATTGGAGGTGTACGGTATTTGTGGAAACGAATAATACCATTCAACAAATCTGTTGTAGGGTTTTCTGCTTCTTTAAATTCAATGCGACCACCTAATATAAATCCACGAGAAGTAAGACCGTTAAGACGGATTGTTTCACTATCAAGAATTGTCTTGATGTTACGTGGCAAGATAGGCATATCTACTTTTTGCCAATACGTTAAGATGAATGTTTGGTCATCCCAATCATTGAAACGACGTACACAAATAAATGTATCCTTAACATCAGTCGTGCCAGGATATGCACCTGTGTAGTTGCCCCAAGATACCCAACCATTGATATTAACGGCTGTCATAATACCTTGAGAGTTCAATAAGTTAGCTTGGGAATGTGTAAGCATAACTTCCTTACCATTAGCTAAGCACAAACCTGTGATGTTCATAGACTTATTGGAAGGCGATAACGTAGGAATATCGCTATTGGATGCATCGCATTTACCAATAATACCCATGATGTGTGTAGACATATGGAACATATAATCGCCATTGCGAACCATTGGCCAACATACGACTTCAGATTCACCTGTATAACTATTACCTTTCTTCCATTCGTAAGCATCTGTGTATTTAACAACTTGTGTAGTATCAATATCTACCAAAGTAGTCGCGCCAAATAAGTTGTTAATAACACGAGATTTTGCTTTCATTACAGAAGCGACTGTAGGATTTTGAGAGAAACCAGGTGCAGCAATAAGACCAGGTACAATACCGAAATGATGATAGATTGTATCAATCAATTCAAAGCCTGTTGCTTTTTCATTGCTATCCACACCGCCGATTACGTTCTTATAATCGAAGTTTTCTACATCAAGTTCATCGTATGTGAGGTCCAATGTAGTTGCGGAATCGAATTTACCACCTTTGACTACAGAGATGATCAATTGATTTTTGTCATCAAATGCTGCCGTGTAATCTGTGTTGGCCACACCTGTTTGACCGCCACTAGATACTTGTAACGTATTAAGCAATACTGCAGCTTTTACGATGCATTTCTTGTCTGTCAATGTAGCAGTTGTTGTAGTTGATTTCTTATGTTTGGCAGGATCCAATACATTAACAAATACGATTGGAGCTACGCCATACAATTTGAATTGCGCATACATTGCTTCACACAATGTGAAATGTGTCCAATCTTCAGAGTAGCCAAGTTGTTGAACAGCTTCTTCCCAGCTATAACAGATGATTGGCTTATTGACTACTGCGCTAGGGTCTTCTGTAAGGTGTACAGGTGCAGTGCCGAACACAATTGGAAGCCCGGCAGTAGTTTGGACAGGAGCAATTACAGAGGTAGCTTGCTCACTTGTTTTGACGCCATGATAAAAGGCCATTTACTTCACTCCTTTATAATTCTTCAATGCGTTAACATAAAATACATTTAATTGTGTGCCTTGTGTTCTCACATCAATCATTGCTTGATTGAGTTCATCTAAAGGCACAAATAAATGCATAAAAATAGGGTCTTCCGCTTCCGGCAATGGTGCGCCTTCGCTAAATACCATGAATTGGTTTAGCCGGCTACTGCGGAACGAAGGCCCAACATATACAACAGGGTTCATCGTTGTCTCCTATTCAATTACTTTATTATCCGTAAATATCTTATTTAGATTCCTACGAATAACTGGAATATACACTTCAAATTCAAGATATCCAACCCATTGAGGGTATGGTTGATCATCAGGAATTGTTGTATTAACAGTATTATCCTTAATTTCATATCTAAGTGCTACCGGATTATCAGATAGTAACCGCTCACGCACTACCTCTAAGAGGTGATATAGTCCGACATGGCCTTTTGTTAAGGCCTCGTCAAATGTAGTGACCAATACTGTAATCCCTACAGTCGAACTATCTGCATCACTAACAGAGTACGGACGTACTACTACGGCTGGGCATAACTTGCGCAAGTCCGCATTATTATCCACCCTTGGTAAGAAACCGCTCCATACTCGAATAGTGCTCGCGGTAACATCACTGGTTTCATTTAGCTTGCGCAACTCATCCATGAGATAGGCAGCAATGCCGTCTGATACGTCTAATGGTGTCATTAGTTACCTCCTAACGCGCGCTCTAATTCGTGATATAAGCGCTTTTCATACATTTCCATGCCTTCCTTTTGCATGGCATTCATAACAGTTTCATTACCAAACATTTGCGGTAAGGCTGGTCCATATATCCCTTTTAATGGATATCGGTCCTTGCCTTGGCGTTTCATGAATATACCTGATGTGCTAACAAAGCCATTTGGTACCTTCGTTTCTGTGCCCTTTTTAATCGACACAAACACACCTTTTCGCTTAAGTGATTTAATTTTGAAGTACTTTTGAGCACTAGTATATCCACCTTTGATACGCATTTCTGTGCCATCATTTAATTTATTAATTGATACACCGGACTTTACGACCGACACACCTTTAATGGCGTAGATATTACGTAGTGCTTGCGTACCTGCTTTTCTTGCGGTTGTTGCAGCACGCTTAGATGCGGCTTGGCAGACACGTCGAACTCTATCTTCTTTTAATGTTTGCAGTGCTTTTTCAATTGTTTGCACTGCACTTTTATCAAGTTCTAGCTCAACCATCCGTCAACACCGCCTCTAGCTTCTGCTCTGAGTTCGATGGATACAAGTCCATCTTCTTCCGTTGCACTTTGAACGATGTACACATCACCATCTAATCGGAATACGTTCCCCTGTGATGGAATTTCAGGGATGTCCTTTAATTTGCAATGCACAAATACAGACACCCCGTGCAATCCGTCATTTGATACGTGAGAGCCATAGAAATGACTCCCTCGCCGTTGGCGATTGGATAACCGCTTTAGCTACTGTGCCATTTAGATTATGCCCTTCGGCGAATTCGTCTTCATTAAGGAATACATCGTCAATATCGCTTTCTAGGTAATCTCTAAATCGCATTATTTTTTCACCGTAACTTCCGCATCAACTTCAGGTAATTCCATTTCTTCTTCCGGTTCATCTGGAACGACTTCCAATGGTTCCGGTACTTCAACAGGATCATCTTCAGCAGATTCAAACTTTTCAGATTCAAGCAAGGATAACGCAATCGCTTTCTTTTTGATGTCGACTACTTCGCCTTTGCCATACATCTCGCCTTCATGTGCTAAATAACCCTTTAATACTCTGATTTTCATAAGTAGGTTACCCCCTATTTAGTCTTAATAGTAGCCCAATCGTCGATAGTTTCAGGAATCAATACGCAACGAGAATACACAGTTAACGTTAATTCTTGTGTGCCCTTATTAGCATAGTAATTAGGCACATAAATACCTGCATAGGTTGTGAATTGAGCATCATCATCAAGCAACGTTACTGCTGCATGTTGTTGACGGCCACGACCAGGAATACCTAATACAGCTGCATCATCACCGATAAATGGTTTTACTTTACCTTCATCATCTTGATATGTTTCAAGATATGCATATACATCGATATTCAAGGACATGATACGGCCAACATATCGAACTTGTGGAGACAAATATTCAGGTGCAAAGCTGAACATAGACATGTTTTCGCGATTAGGAATCGCTAACATTTTATTGATAGATGCATTATCAAGAATGTATTTTTCAACATTTTTACCAACAACCAACACCGTTGGCACAATACCTGCGTTTTCTTGAATTTTTTCGGATGCCAATTTCAAATCGTTATAAATATCAGCACCGGCTTGGTCCCATGCAGTAGTTGGTGTAATATCTTGTTCAAATTCGAAATCAATTTCATCAATTAAAACAGTTTTAGCATCATCCGCATAACCTTCAATTTTGCACTTACCTGTAGTAAGTAGCTCTGCCGCCATTTTGTTTTTACGATTGACGATTGTACCTTGCAAATAAGATAAGTCGTCAGCTTGCATTCGTGTTGCACGTTGCGCAGGTGTTATTGTAGATACAATGTTTTCACCAAAAGACCGTTGGTTGAGTTGGTCAGGGCTAATTACTGTTTGAGGTCCCATCATAGGCGCTTCATATAAAGCAATTTTGGAACCAGCGCGTTTAACATTAACACCAGATGCACCACGGGTTATAAAAGGTGCTAATGTACGACCACGCTTACGTGTTTCTACTGGAATTACATTAGAAGTTGCAGTTTCTGGAACTTGTGGAAAGAAAGTATCAAGCAAGAAACTTGCTGGAGCTTTCATTCGTTCCACAGCTTGCATTAAGGAAAATGTATCTTTGAAATCAATTGCCATTATATAGTTCCCCCTATTTAATGCTAGTTAAGAATAAGTGAGCGTCCTTGAAGTCCGCTTCATGATCATCAATTTTATAAGATTGGTCAACTACCAATACTTCACGATTAAAGCGACCAGAAATGTATACAGTCAATACATTATGGTCGGTAGTTGCAGTAGTATCAGACACTACAATACCTGCAGGCTTACCACTTGCGATTTTTTGGAATGTACCAGCGTTATTTTCAAGCACTTGGCCACGTTTATAATCGCCAGCCGCTACTTTTACATTTTGAGTTAATACCGGTACACCGCCACCACCTAATAGGTAATCAGCTGCGACACCATTTACTTGTTCGAAATATGCCATTATTTACCGCCTCTCTTAGCATTTGCAAATGCTACGACTTCATCAATTGCACTAGCTTTTGCTACTGCATCGTTAGTTTCTGGTGTAGATGCACCTTGAGGTGCTACTTGATCTGCACCAGACTCCATTTGGTCAATAACTAATTGTCGAATTTGGTCGACTACTTTGTTTTCAGTTGTAGGAATATCAGATACAGCAGAGATGAAAGGTGTTACTTCATCTACTGTTTTACCTTCTTTAACAGCTACATCAACTAAACGATTGATGACTTCATTGTCACCTTTTAACGCATTTAATGCTTCAACGCGTTCGCGTTCTGCTGTTACTGCTGCGTTTTCTGCAGGTTCATTTGTAGAAATACCTAGCAAACCTTTTAAGCTTGCCATGAATTGGTTTTCAGTCATAGGTTTCTCCTTGCTTGTTAAAAATTGTTTGATTTTTGCTTCATTCTTGGCCGAGTACTTGCAAGATACTTTATTAACGATAACCATTCCGTTATTCATAACAGCCTTATCCGTAATCGCCGTATCTACTTCATCAATTAGGCCGTAGGACTTCGCCTCATCCGCTGTGAGCCAAGTTTCATCATCCATAAGTGTATTTACCTGTTCAGATGTCAAAACGTCACTACGGCTCAAATAAACGTTTGCAATTGTTTGTTTAACACTCGCCAAATAGTTAGCCATTTTAGTTAAGCCGTCCGCATCAAAGCTATCACCTAGATATACGGATGGATTGTGAATCATGTACAAGGCATTGCTTGGCATAATTACCTTATCGGCAGCGGACGCAATAATCGTAGCTGCGCTTGCGCACAGTCCATCAATGTGTGCTGTTACGTTGCCGGTGTAAGTCTTAATCATATTGTGAATGGCTTGCGCTGCGAACACGTCACCACCGCCAGAGTTGATGCGCATTGTTAAGTCATTACCATTACAACTAGCCAAGTCACTTGCAAATTCACGTGGTGTAATTTCATCACCCCACCAAGAGGTGTCAGAAATATCACCATACAAAATCAATTCAGATTGACCGGTACCATCTTGATTTACAAAATTCTTAACAGACCAAAATTTATTCATCCTCTTCACCTCCTTTCACTTCAGATTTAGAGCCAACGGAAGGATTAACCGCATCAGCTAGCCCCATGCCATATTTCTCCATGAGTTGTTTTTCAAACGCAAGTTGTGCAATGTCTGTCCCTGTCATTTCTGCCGCTTCACGTTCACGAGTGGAAACACCATTCTGAACGCGAAGTGTACTACCGTTCATATCCTTAACAGGGTCAAGAATTGACATAGTAGGTCCAAACCAATCAGCATTGCACCATGCTTTTCGAATCAATGGATCATCAAAGAAACCAGGCGCTTCAATTCGTCCATTCGCTACAGCCTCCATTAGCCATACCTCATAGATTGGTTGACAGAAGTCACGAGCAAACCACTTGCGCCGTAGTTTATATTCTTCCCAAGCTTGTAACATTGCTGCACGGCTTGCAGAATACGAGGAATTAAAGTTCTTCATCAATACTTCGTAAGGCTGATTAAGTGCAGCACCTACTTGTTTGATGAGTTGCGTACTAAATACTTCAAAAGTAGATTGAGCATTAGAGGCATCCACACTCTTAACATCCACGCCTTTCGGCAAGGCATTTAATGTACCAGGTCCCAAATTGTATTCTGATACATCGACTACTGGTTCCGTCGGATCATCAACACCATTGTCGGCCAACATATCATTTAACGAACCTGAATTTGTAACTGCTTCCGTAAAAAATAGTGCAAAGTACGATTTAATAATGGCAGAGGTGAGCTCTGCATTTGTGTATCGATACACTTGCTTTAATGTTTCAATGACCGGAGCTAAATAAGGCACTCCTCGGTACTGCTCCGGTCTAGTATCATTACTGATTTGCAGTACATTCGGAATGCTTGTACGCTTGCCATATGCTTCAACCCTTGCCCATGTAGTTAATACACTTGTAATTGGTTCGCCTGGTACTTGATTAGATACCCAGTAGGCTACAATTGCACCGTCAGTATCAATTTCTACACCATTCAATATGCGGTTCCCATTATCTGGGTTAAGCGCTTCAACACCAGTTGGGTCACCTGTAACATATGTGGAATTAGTAAGCGGATTACTTACACGATTACCTTCAATTAATTGAAGACGCAATGTATATGGCATATCTGGTGTAGTTGGCTTACGTCTGAACACTGCGAAACTATCACCATCTGTAAGATATCCTTGATATGCAATGCTTTGCATGTCATATAAATTGTTTTTGCGGTAAATATCACAGTCTTTTGATTCCGCCCATAAATCAAATTCAGCGCGAACATTACGAGCCCATGTCCTAGCCTCCTCTGCACTGATTCCCAAGATTTGAAACTTAGGTCTAGGGAACACATTCAGGCCCGCACCAACTGTATGAGTGGTACTCGTATTGATTGCAGCCGTCCCGACTGGTGTATTGATGGCTAAATCTGCGGATCTGTCACGTAAAATTGATAGATTTGCACCAATATCAGCCTTATAACCCAGTTTTCTAGGGTTATATCCCTTCAATGATTTGTTATTATGAGAGGCACCGCCCTCACTATATCCGCTATTTTTAGCCCTCGGAGTGCCTATTTTAGCGCTAAATTTCTTGTTTTTTCTCGCCATTTTAGCCTCCTAATCCCTAAAAACTACCCGTTTTGACCGGTTTCCACGCCCATTATCGGTATCCATTCCTGGTAATTTGGCGCCTCTTGCCACTAAATCATCAATCATTTTTCTTACTTCGGCTAAATTTGCCCTTGTAAGAGTCCGATTTCCGATTGTATAGCTTTGGCCAGTCAATATTGCTTCCTCAGCCTTGACGTACCACTCTAACCGTACATCAATGAGCCTTGGCTTACTTGAATAACTAGTTGCCATACATCCTCCTAAATATCTGCTACTTTACTAGCCCTACGAACACGTTTCCGCATTGGTTTCTTTCGTGGAGTAGTTACTGTTGTAGTGGAATGGCCTCCACCTTTGACTACTTCCGCCAATCTATCCCAATCAGGATGGATTGAGTTCATACATGCTAAGTTATAGACACGTAAGTCCAAAGGTTCATTACGAACCCCTGCTGTAGGTTCCCATATTTCATGGATAACGCCCTTACGTTTAACTTTCTTCTTGTGTTCCGAGATAATCCCTTTAAAATACAGCTCGTCGTACCCTCTTGTTCCTAGAAATTCTTCATCCAAAGGGAAATGAAAGTACTTCGCGCCAGGTTCTTCGATGGCCAATCGGTTCATTACCTGTTGTTTTCCATCGTCTACACCTAGCATTACAAGTGGAATCTTGCTTCCTGAAGCTTTACCAATCTTATAATTCAAAGGTATGCCAGGTGTTCCGGCTGTACCTTTGATGGCAAATCGTTGCTTGCTGAAGTTCTTTTCACAATATTCGTATACTTTTGATGTGTAGTGACCGCCGGAGTCAATGAAAGCACGTGCTACTTTAAGGCCTGTTCCATTCTTAAATCGGTATACTTTATCAAGCACCGCATCAAGTGCATCCCATGTTGCTTTATTATCCGGTTCCCCAAGGATTACGCCCTTACATATCCCCCAACATTCTTCACCATATCCCCAACCGGTGATTTCATATTCTAGCCGATTGTCTTGTGTATCAACGGCACCAGTTAAAAGCAATACACCGTCTGGAAGGTCTGCGCCGTACTTCTCACGGCGCCTAATGAATTGTTGATAGTCTTCAAAGGCACCTTGTTGTACGTATGACTCACCGAAACGTGTATTCATGACTACCTTCTCACGTGTAGGGTCGCCTTTAGCCTCTAACCATTCCCTCATGATGTCATTCCAGGTTAGCCACGGAGACGTGAATCCATTTACAAAAAAACTGCGTATGCCATTGTGCAACGCAGCTGGGTTTTTCGATATGTACTTTTGAGGAACCTTTCGCATTTCATCTTCAGAGAATGTAGACCCACAATCAGGGCATCGCCATTTCACATCACTGACTACCACAATCTTCCGCCCTTTAGCGTCCTTGTGTTCCTCGGTCTCACATTCCATCTCAGTGTGTCGTATCAAATGGTACTCACCACAATTAGGGCACTCATGTTGCCACTCTTCTTGCGTACCTGTTTGATACTCTACATCAATTCGTGAGCTACCTTCATTCGTTGGTGTGGAGAATAACCCCATTACCCTGTTCCAGAACGTTGTCATACGTTTGGCAGCAAGGTCTACTGGGTCACCTTCTGTGCCAGCACTATCTGGGAAGCGGTCTACTTCGTCCGCTAGTAGCACACGTACAGGACGTGATGCCAATCCGGCCGGACTGTTCGCCCCGCACATGATAAG